AATCTTGACCCTAATATCACATTTCCTATTTCAATTGCAGTAATTACAATACTGTTGGCAGGTTATGGAGTATACAAGGGGTTCTTTGCAAACTCAAACTTAACAGACCCATGGGACGATCATGATGATTAGTTTTTTATTCGCAAGTGCAGGTTTATTGAACCTGCTTTTTTATATCTTTGCTATTGGTTTTATAATTGCATTGATACTAGAACAACTACCAACTGTTAAGGAGAACGAAAGAAGCTTGTACATTGTACAGAGCAATAGAAGATACTGTTGGAGACAGGCATGGATGACCAATGTTTATTGGTTTCTATGTAACGTAGGTTTGTATGTTATATCAAGAAACATGCAGACACCATCTGATACATTCTGGAACGGACTATGAAGATCGACACACAAGGAATGTCCTTAGATACAGGTAAGGACAGTGGTAAAAGTATAGAAGAACAACGTGCAGCAATACCACCTGCTCAGTTCAACAAAGTCAACTTAATATCTGATGCTTTGAAGAAAGAGTTAAAAGATATTATGAAAGAGGTACTAGATGAAAGAGGATATGAATGTCATTGGTAACAGCACGTAACAATAATCAGCGAGTCCACACATTAATGCGTAAAAATACTCATATGATATAATAAATATTAGTGTACTGGAGTTGAAACTATCATGTCCCATTACGTTATTGGTTATCACGACCTACAGAATAATCGCTACGAAATCTGCGAATACGCAAGTAGTGCTTACGACGCAATAAAACAAGCAAGAGAGGATTTACCTAACATGAAGGCAAGTCCTCTTTCTTGTGAGTACTGTATTAAAGAGGATTAATGAAACAAATTTTACACTGGAGTCAGAGGTGCCTTGTAGTTTGTATACTACTAATCTTCTGTTTCTTCTGGGGTAGCACAGCATATGCTATCGAAATACTGATGGGCAGTGAAGGAATGCTCGTCTTTGAACCATGTGAAGTAACTGTCAATGTCGGAGACACAGTTACGTTTAGGAACAACGAACTACCACCGCACAATATGATGGTTGCAGACCATCCAGAGTATTCACACTCTGAATTAGCATTCGCACCTGGCGAATCATTCGATGTAACATTCGATAAGGCAGGAGACTATAGGTTCCAGTGTGATCCACACGCAGGAGCAGGTATGATAGGAGTTATACACGTTGAATAGAAAAGTAAAGTTATCAACTGCTTCTTTCCCAGTCTTCCTGTTCTGGTTTCTTATTGGATCATGGTTGGGTACTGTCTCACTGATCATTTGGACGCTAGTTGATAACCTTGAACCTTTGTGATATAATTAGAGGGTGTAACAACCCTCTTTTTTTATGCAGAAGTACGAATACCCTACTAAGATAACTTGGGAAGATACTATTGATAAGTTAGATAAAGAAATACAAATGGGTAAGGATGCAGAAGGTCTTGATGTAGCATACAGAATGCGTGATACATATTATCTTAGTGGTCGTTACAGACCTAAGACATTTCAAGATGCTTATGATGAAGTACTCTCGAATTGTCCATTAAGAATAGATGGTTATAATGAAATGGATGTATATGTCTCATTCACTGGTGGTGCTGAGTCATTTGGTAAGCATAAAGATACTGATGATGTATTGATAGTACAAGCTATTGGAAGAATGAAATACACATTATACACTCATCAAATTCCTCAAGAGTTTATATTGAGTCCTGGAGATTCTTTATTCATACCTGAAGGAACGTATCATGATCCTACAACATTAGAACCCAGAGTAACATTAAGTTTTTCATGAAATTCACAGTTTATTCCAAAAATGGATGTCCCTATTGCACTAAAGTAGAAAAGGTGCTACAATTGACAGAACTACAACATGATGTCTTAAAATTAGGAACTGACTTTGACCGAGAAGAATTTTATTCTAAGTTCGGTGAAGGTTCTACGTTCCCAAAAGTAACGATGTCATCTGATCTTGGTGATGAAAAAACCGTTGGTGGTTGTAGTGAAACTGTTAAATTCTTAAAGGAAAGAAACATTGTCTGACATCAAGATAAATAGAGGTATTGAGCTATTACTTAATGGAGGTAAGAAAAAAGAACAACCAAAGCCAAAACCAGAAACTTTTAAAGTAGTTTTGGATAAAACTGTTTCTTTTCTCCGAAGAGAAATCAAGTTTTACTTTAAAATTTCTTTGAATGTATCGAAGATAGAAGAGTAAAAAGTTCAAGGAGTATCAAATGTTAGATCCCGTAGCAGCACTTACCATTGGTTCCATCGTTTCTATTATTGCATTAGTGGTTGGAACTATGCTAGGATGGATAGCAAGAGAATACATGTTAACTTATCATGAAAATAATGATTCCGAAGAGGAATATACTATGCATCCAGAACTGATGTACGACGAACATGGAAATCTGTTAACAGATCAACTAATCGCATTTCGATTTGATAATAGCGAAGACATTGAACCATTAGATGATTAATTATGCCCACAAAAACAAAAACAAAGTTACCTAAAGATGCTCTTGTCTCTGAAATCCTAGAAGCGGTTTCAAAACAGAGAACTAAAGCAAAAAAGATTGAAATACTACAGGAACGATCCAAAAACCAAGGATTGATTGCTGTTCTTGTATGGAATTATGACCCTAACATTGAGTCAGCAGTTCCTGATGGGGAGGTTCCTTATACTCCCAACGATGCTCCAACAGGAACTGAGCATACACGTTTAATTCATGAGTATCGTAACCTCTACAAATTCTGTAAAGGTGGAGATCCAACAATAACTCGTAATCGTAGAGAAATGTTGTTCATTCAACTTCTTGAGGGTTTACACGAGGATGAAGCAGAAGTTATTTGTTTAGCAAAGGATGGAAAACTTGGAGAAAAGTACAAACTCACCTACGACACAGTCAAAGAAGCCTTCCCAGAAAGAACCTGGGGCTAAGGTGAAACAGGTTCCAGAGAAGTGGACTCAAGAGGAGAAAACTAATCTCCAAAAGAAGTACTCATGTCAACTTCTTCTGGAGAATGCTACCCCTGAGCAATTGAAAGATAAAAACCAACCTTCTGACGCAATGATTATCACCTATGAATTTGGTGGTTCTAAATCTTGTGACCTTATTAGAGGTAGACGAGGTGACATCTTCGATTTATATTATGATTACTTTGGTACAGGTGTCGTGAAGTCAATTGACTTTGGATCTGGTACTATCAGTCCAACTCTATGGAAGTATGCACAAAAACCTCAAACCAAAAAGAAGAAATAATTACAAAAAAGGCGGAAAAAAAATTCCGCCAATTTTTTTGCCCAGAGGGTCGCATAAATAATTCATTATAAAGTATCATTATGACCTACGTATACAGAAAGTACGAAAATCCGTCAACCAACAAAATGGAGGATTTGCAGGATTTGATAAACGAACTTTACGAAATTAATAAAAAACTAAAAGAAGATCTTGATGAGCAGCAGAGACACCTGATCGATTTGAAAGACGCATCCCAAGATTTACATACTAGGTTATGTGAACGTGAAGATGAAATTAATTCATTATCTCTCAAATTATTCCAATGTGAACAAGATAATATGGAACTACGTAATTTGTACGATGTTAACCATAACAGAATAGAAAGAGTTAGTATTGAGTTAGATAATCATTCACATTGAGTTCTTCATGCGTATAAATACTTATATGAAGACAAGAAAAGCAGCAAAGATCTTAATAAACCGAGCAAAAGAAAATCCTGATTTGTATACCGACCAAGAAGTTCAATATGCAAAGTTATTAAGAAAATATAATCCAAAAACTGTAACAAAAATTACATAACTGGTTGACTATATAGTGTGGGTATGCTAACATACCTTTACGTTCATCCAAATGCATAGTCTAGCACTACTGGTATTTCTATTCGCTGAACATGATGCAACCCATTGGGAAATGTCATGTGACGAATGGAACGAAGCAAGGGTTGAGATTCTCAGCGATGAGAACCACATACCTGATGCTAAGGAGTATCTTATAGATTACTTCTATACCAAAGTACCAGATCCTGATTGCAGACCATGGAGCATTGGACGCAAGTAAGCCGACTCGGAACGGGTACGTTCATCCCGAAAGGGACGCAAAAGCCGACTGAAGGAACGGATGTAAAAGTCCAACTACTTTAGGAGAAACCAAATGGCACAAGTCACATACCGTGGTATCAAATATGATACAAACAGGGACAAGGCAAAGCAGACTAACAAGGTCGATCTATCTTACCGTGGTGTAAGACAAGAAAAAGAACTTACAAGTCTTAAGTGATTGAAACTCTAGAGATATGCATAGCATCTGCTATCTTTCTCACAATCATAACTGCTGAAGTCAAGTTCCTATACGGAAAATAAAATAGAGGGGGTTTACAGCCCCCTTTTTTTATAGTATAATTAGTCGAAAGGTAATAAACATGAATAAAGGAAAACTAAAAGTTCTACTCATGGCACTTAAAGAAGTGGTTGATGAATTAGAATCTGAAGTTTATTCAGATACTGAAGCATATGTTCCTTCTACCCCACCTAAAGATACTTACGCAAGTTATGATGAAGTTTTAGGTGATGACGATGGTTACCCAGATTGATATGAATGAAAACAAATGGTTAATTAAAAACATCAAAGAGGCACTCAAACAACCTTTCAATTATAATATTGAAGAAATGGAGTATCTCAAGGAACAACTGCGAGAAGCAGAAGAACGACAAAAAAACGCAACTAGAGGTAAAGGATTCGGATGAGTAATGTTAAACTGATCTCTGTTTCTAAAGGAGCAGGTGAACTTGAGGGTAAAGATGCCCAAGAAGTTATTACCTATTGTGCTCGTGTAAGTAACCCAAGCAATCAAACTAAGTTTGATACTTCTGCAGGTCTTTTGAAGTATTGTATTAATCACAAACATTGGAGTATCTTTGAGCAAGCAGATATGACTGTGGAAATCAATACCACTCGTGGTCTTGCTGCTCAGGTGCTACGTCACCGTTCATTTACATATCAAGAGTTTTCACAAAGATATGCTGATACGACTAAATTGGGAGAAATTAAAACTCCACAACTTCGTAGACAGGATACCAAGAATCGTCAGAACTCTACTGATGATCTTGATGAATTTACAAAACAGAAACTAGAAGTACAAATGAAAACTTTGTTTTCTTCTGCTGAGTCTCTATATGAACAGATGCTTGAATTAGGTGTCGCAAAAGAGAGTGCCCGTTTTGTATTACCATTGGCAACTCCTACCAGACTCTATATGAAAGGTTCTGTTAGATCGTGGATTCATTATATTGATCTTCGTTCTGCACATGGTACTCAGAAAGAGCACATGCAGATTGCGGAAGAAGTCAGAGTAATATTCAAGGAACAATTCCCTGATATTGCAACCGCCCTAGAGTGGTGATAAATATTTTTACCTAAGGAAAAGTATGGCAACGTATCCCGTTATTCATAAAGAAACTGGAGAACAAAAAGAAGTCGTAATGAGCGTCACCAAATGGTCGCAGTGGTGTGAAGACAACCCAGACTGGAAACGCGACTGGTCTGATCCATCAACTTGCCCTCAACCTGGAGAGGTTGGAGATTGGCAAAACAAACTAATTCGCTCTAAACCAGGATGGAATGAAGTTCTAGATAGAGCATCAAAATCACCAGGATCAACAGTAAAGAAAATTACTTAAACACATGCCCAGAAAAAAAGATTCTCCGATCGGAGTAGGAATGACGGCTAAACAGATGAAGCGTAAGAAACCAATTAATTCTGATTTCTTACTTGATGTGAAACCTCTTACAGAAAATCAAGAAAAACTCTTTGATGACTATAAAAAAGGTAAAAACATCTTTGCATATGGTGCAGCAGGTACAGGAAAAACCTTTATTGTCCTGTATAATGCACTAAAAGAAGTGTTAGATCAAAGAACACCATATGAAAAAATTTATATTGTTCGTTCTTTAGTTTCTACTCGTGAAATTGGTTTTTTACCAGGAGATCACGAAGATAAATCTGCTCTTTATCAGATTCCTTATAAGAATATGGTAAAGTACATGTTTGAAATGCCATCAGACGCAGATTTTGAAATGTTGTATGGTAATCTTAAAGCACAGGCAACTATTTCATTCTGGTCTACTAGTTTCATCCGAGGTACAACATTTGATAATTCAATTTTGTTAATTGATGAATGCCAAAACTTGAATTTTCACGAACTTGATAGTATAATCACTCGTACTGGTGAAAATACCAAAATTATGTTCTGCGGTGACGCATCACAATCTGACTTGACTAAAACTTACGAAAGAAACGGTATTCTTGACTTTATTAAAATCATCCGTAACATGGAAGATGAGTTTGGAATCACTGAGTTTACGGTAAATGATATTGTCAGATCAGGTTTAGTCAAAAAATACATCGCTACTAAACTTGCCCTAAATATTTAAATACTCAATGTTTAATCATGTCAATTTGAACCTTCCTAAACTCAGTCGTAAGACTGTTGATGGAGTCAGATATTACCAAGTAGAAGATGGTGGTGAGATGCTAGATTTAGTGTCCATTACCTCTGTTACTAGTCACAGGAATAGAGCAAAGTTTGCAAAGTGGAGAAAAAAGGTTGGTGATAAGGAAGCCGACCGTATCACGAAAGCGGCTACAAGTCGTGGTACTGATATGCATACTCTTACAGAGTATTATTTAAAAAATGAGGATGCACCTACAGATGTATTGCCTATCTCCAAAATGCTATTCAATATAGCAAAACCTTTTCTGGATAGTATCACCAATATTCACGCATTAGAGTCATCAATGTACAGCAAAGAACTTGGAATTGCTGGAACTGTTGACTGCATAGCAGAATATGACGGTGAACTTGCTATCATTGATTTCAAAACTTCCAAATCACCTAAACCACGAAAGTGGATTGACCACTATTTCGTACAGTGTTGTGCATATGCATGTATGTTGTATGAACTCACTGGACTTACTGTAAAAAAGTTTGTTATTATCATGGCATGTGAAGATGGTGAATGTGAAGTCTATATTGAAAGAGATAAAACAAAGTATATCAAAGAACTTGTACAATACATCCAAGAATTCATCACATACAAACTAAAAGAATATGCCTAAAGAAACCCTAGATGAAGTCCTAAAAGAGAAATTCATGTGCAAACAGAGTTTTGCTCTTGAAATTGAAAATCTTGCCACGCAAGAAAATCTAAATTATATTGACGCAATTATTTTGTTTTGCGAAAATAATGAGATAGAAGTTGATTCTGTGGTAAAATTAGTATCTAAACCACTGAAAGAAAAATTAAGATGGGATGCCACGCAATTGAATTTTCTAAAGAAAACAAGTCGCGCAAAACTACCTCTATGACTGCCTTTGATTGCTACAAAACATATCTAGCGATCAAACAGCACTTCACTCAACCTACCTACGATTACTTCCGATATCATGGTGCTACTAAGGGATCTGTGGTATCTTTTAATAAAAGGAAGGATAAGTATTTTTTTGAGAAGATGTCTCGTCAGAAGACAGATAGTGAGATTAAGGAATATTTTGTGGCAAATTTTGTTTATCCATCCAATCCACAATCAGTTTGGATTGGTGAAATTATAAAACAAGGTGAGACTAATTATAATACTTGGTTGAAGATCAATCAAAGTCTTGCATATTATTATAAGGAAGATTTAGGGATATTATTTGAAACTGAAGATTTTAAAAGTGTGATGGAGTGTAAGGGTCACCCGAAGTTGCTAAAAAAATATTTATCTGGTAAAATTAATTTGGAGACACTGGTTATTATGAACAAGATTCTTAATTTTGTTCCTTACTTTGATAATCAACTGAAAGATCCTGTATGGGAAACCGTAAGTTTGAAAATTAAAAAGTATAGTCCTTTCCTAAATATTAATGTGTTTTCATGTAAAAAAATGCTAAAGGAGGTGACAAGTCAATGAGTGAGTTTTTCGATTCTAACATCGTACAACAGTCCTTGAAAGAAATTACTGATATTCAAGAGACGATATTTAATTCTCTCTTCACATATCGGACATTTTCCGAAGAGGATAAACAAGAGCACATTGACCAGTTGCGTGTCCTTATTGAAAAGCAAAGGAATATGTATGCAAGACTAAGTCTTACAGACGATCCCGAAGCACTTGAACTTAAAGATAAAATCGAGCAATCAGCAATGATGCTTGGATTTCCTGAAGGCACAAACATGTCAGAAGTCTTCGACACAATGGATGAGACACTTATACAAGTGATCAAAACCAGTGGACTTGACAACTGATCAATCATACACTATAATAACCAAATCCGTACAAACACAGGCCAAATCTAATGTCTTTTTCCGATCTAAAAAAACAATCTAAATTAGGTTCTCTTACCAGTAAACTGGTCAAGGAAATCGAAAAACAAAACAACTCAAAGGGTGGTTCTGGCGATGATCGCTTATGGAAACCCGAAGTAGATAAAGCAGGTAACGGTTATGCTGTTATCAGATTTCTTCCACCACCAGAAGGTGAAGATATCCCATTCGTAAAACTATATACTCACGCATTTAAAGGTCCTGGTGGATGGTATATTGAGAACTCTTTGACTACTATAGGTCAAAAAGATCCTGTATCTGCGTACAATTCCGAACTTTGGAATAGTGGTAGCGATGCTAATAAAGAAATTGCCCGTAATCAGAAGCGTAAACTATCATATTACGCAAACATCTATGTAGTGAAAGATCCTACTAACCCTGAAAATGAGGGTGGTGTATTCTTATTCAAGTTTGGTAAGAAGATCTATGATAAGATCCTTGCTGCTATGCAACCTGAATTTGAAGATGAAGAAGCAATCGATCCTTTCGATTTCTGGAAAGGTGCTAACTTCAAACTAAAGATCAAGAAAGTTGCAGGTTACTGGAACTATGATTCTTCTGAGTTTGCTGGTGTTAGTCCACTTTTAGACGATGATGATGCACTTGAAGCAATCTGGAAGAAAGAATATGGACTTGCAGAGATTATTGCTGCTGATAAGTTCAAGGATTATGCAATTCTTGAAAAACGTATGAAGACTGTTTTAGGTCTAGAAGGAGCAGTACGTCGTCCTGATCCAGAAGTTGCTGATGAAGATGATAGTAGAGGTGAATTAGAAGACTACAGTGAAGGTTTACACAATAAAATTGAGGTAACTGCTGCACCTAAAGTAGAAGTTGCACCACCATCAAATGATGATGACCTTGATGATATTATGGCAAAGTTCCAGAAACTTGCTGAGGCTTAATAAGATCCTCTCTTTGTTTTTCCATCTCTTCGTTGAGATGAAACAGTGTACTTATATGCTGTTCTCATATCATTAATAAACATTCCTAAGAACTGAGGTCTTAACAAATAGATCTCAGTTTTTTTATTGTTTTCTTCAAATTCATATGCTAGGTTGGAAACACTTTTTACTGGATTTACGGCAGTTCCATTTAAATATACTGTAAAATTAGAATCAACCCACTTACCTTCGGGAACAATTAATTTATCATTGAGATCTTTTAATTCAGTTGTTTCGTAGTGATGAATGTTTTGAATATTGTTTTTACCATACTTTCTGTAGATAAAGTTATAAAAGTCTTCTCCTCCTAGTGGCCACTCATCTCTTAGATTGATAATATTATTTGTGATTAATATAACATAGTCCAGTTCTTCATCTTTATAATATTCTAAGGCAACCTGATCAGGTCTAGTTCCATCTGGAATAATAAATCTATCAAAATTAGTCACATCATTATAAACCTCATCAATCATTTTCATTCTCTTGAAGAGGTTTTTAGTTTTTATGTACTCGTCTTTCGAGTTTCTATAAGTTGAAAAAGGACTTTGAACTTCAAAGTCTGGTAGTTCTCTGAAATAACCCATTAGTATCCTGTTCCTCTTAGACCTTCACCAGTGTCATAATCTTCTTTGTAAATTGGGTTGAGTTCCGCAAAAGACAATGCTAAATTCATATGAGTTGGTGTTGCATCTTCATATGTACTATACTGTCCAGCAGCAGTGTAGTTAATACTACATTGCTCTAAAGCACAAATCTTATGTCTCTTCAAAAATCTATGTGGTTGAGATCCTGTCATAAATTCAACTCTCCATACATCTGGACTATTCAAGAAAACTCCTTGACTTCCTTTTGATGCAGACATACATTGTTTGAAAGTTCTAATAATTTCTTTAACTTCCTGACCTTCTTTCGGACTTCTTGGAATTATCTGGAAAGAATATTCAAATTTTCTTAGAGAAACACCATTGAATAGTGCTTCTTTGTTTCCATTGATAATTCTTCCTTCAGTTCTTGAAAGAATTGCTTGAGTATCAATGTTTCCACCTGGTAAGGCATTTATTGCTGTTGCTGCCATCCTGTTTTGAAACTGTTTAATAAGAGCACCACCAGATCCAGTTATTCTATCCACTGTACCTTGAATTGTCTTACCAGCATTGTCAAGTGCTTCCTTTGGTTTTGTTAGTGGTGCATCATTGTTTATAAGTCCTGATGCTGCAGTATATGCTGTCATATTCAATGCATCTACTTCATCTTCAGCCCAACCAGCAGCCTGATAATCTGCAATACCATTTGGCATTGGTAATATAATTGTCGATTTTATTTTACTAACAGAAGCATTTACCTCACTACCTTCTGCAACCTTAAGGCTACCTTCTGCTACAAATCCTCCAGATGGTGTATACTCAAGACAACTAATTTTCATATAATCAGTTGAAGAGTCTATCATATCCATAGGATATCTTAAAACATTTCCTCCACCAAAAAAACCTGCAATAGATCCCAAAGCATTGCTCAACCTTGAGGAATAATCTGCTATTTTGCCTAATTGTGTAGGTACTTCAGTAAATCTAACCACTATCTTTTATTTGGTTTCCAAAACTATTTATAGAGTTATCTGTTAGTTTTTATTCTAGCGTAAGGAATTGACTTAAGATCTTCAAATTCAGTGCTCCTAACTTGGTGCACTTGACCTACAATTTCTGGGAATGTATAGAATCTTAATTGTCCATTATGATGAAAATTAATACCTTTAAATCCCCATTCTGTAATCTCTGTGCATGCTATTAATGGGTGCTCATCATATGTAATATTAGCTGTCTTTGGTTTATAGATGAATGTGTAATATTGTCCTACCTCTGGAACAGATCCACTTTCTCCTAAAACTGATATAATTGACAACATCATATCATCTGGATCTTCCATACCAGTCATCTCATCTATAATAGGAGTAAGTCTATTTTCTGTTGGTGGATTTAATACCATTACTTAATACCTAGTTCATGTTCGGTAAAAATTTTGAATTCCCAAAGTCTGTCCTTACAAAACTCTTTGGCAGCTTTCCATTTTGCCTCATTTGTGACATATTGGGTTACCTCATATAAGTATCCTTTTGATTTTCTTTTTGGTTTCTTAGGAGGTCTTGTTTGTCTATCTGGTTTCACTTCAATAATGGATCTACAAATCGATCCATTGGATTTTATGTATTTAATATAAAAATCGGGAAAATATCTATGCACTCTATTATCTAACGGAGAACGATATGGTATAAAAAACTCTTCACTTCCCCATTCTAAAATATTATCATTTAAGTCACAGTAAAACATAAACTTACGCTCCCAAAGAGAACGATAGATGATGTTTGTTGGATCACCTTTGTACTTCTTAGGGTTAGTTGGTCTATACTTCCCTTTATATGCCATTAATATTTATCGTTACTCTCCTATATAGTATAGGCAAATCATAACAACAAACGTGCAAAATCTTGCAAAGGGTGCACAGATTGCTGCTGGATATGGAAGATTAGCAGCAAGCATATTCCCTAATAGTAAAGAAGTAAAGAAAGTATCTGGTATTCTTAATAGTGCCACAGCTATTGCTGACGCTTTAAGTGGTGGTAGTGGTAATGGATTTACTAATAAATCAGGTAGAGGAACACCAAAAGGAATGTCAGAAGTCATTTCTTCATTTGGTAGACTAGCACAGACCTCTCATTATGAAGCATCCTTTGCTGGTTTTATGAATCTATCTAATCTTAGTGGATACTTAGCACAAAAAGGAGTTGATACAGATTTTATTACTAGAGAACTTGGTTTATTGTGTAGCAGTGCGTCTCTCCCAACGTCCCGTTTTGCTATTTCTGAAGTAACAAACTTCATGGGTGTTAGAGAAAACATTGCACATACAAGAACTTTTGTTCCTATTGATCTTACTTTTTATGTTGATGCAGAATATAAGACATTAAAGTTTTTCGAGCACTGGATGGAATATATTGTTAGTGGTGCAGAATCTGCTGATGGAGTTTTTGATAAAGCAAGACCAGGATATTATGTAAGAATGAAATATCCACAACAAGGTTACAAATGTGATACTATCCAAATTAAAAAATTTGACAGAGACTACCAATATCAGATAGAATATAACTTTGTTGGATGTTTTCCTCTTGATATTGTTGCTATTCCAGTTTCATATCAAGGATCACAGATACTTCAGATGACTGTTACCATGGCATACGATCGTTATGTTTGTGGTTCTATTGATAGTAAATCTATATCTCAAGGAACTTTCGGCAACTTTATTCCTCAATTAGGTGGTCTTGCTATTGGTGCTGCAGCTGCCTTTGGTGGAACCTCAGCACTAGGTCAAATCAATAGTGCTGCCAATAGTCTTGCTGGTATTTCTAGAAATGCCAGATCTTTACAGGGATCTGTTGAATCCATCAGACAACGTTTTATTTGACCCCTATATAATATACTGAAATTGTAATTATGCCATTACCAACCATTGCGACTCCTACTTATGAGTTGACTTTACCATCAAATAACAAGAAAGTTAAATATCGTCCATTTCTAGTCAAGGAAGAGAAAATCCTTATCCTTGCAATGGAATCGGAAGATACAAAACAAATAACTGCTGCAATTACTGATGTTCTTAATGCATGTATCCTCACTAGAGGTGTTAAGATAGACTCATTACCTACTTTTGATATTGAGTATCTCTTCTTAAATGTTCGTGCTAAGTCTGTCGGTGAAGTTGTAGATTTAGTTGTAACCTGTGAAGATGACGGTGAAACAAAAGTAGATATATCAGTCAACCTTGATGATATTAAAGTAGAGAGAAATAAAAAACATAAGCAAGACATTAAACTGGATAAAAACCTTTCCTTAAGGTTAAAGTATCCTTCAATGGAACAGTTTATTAAGAGTAACTTTGATTTTGAAGGTACTAATGTAGATGCATCATTCAAAATGATTGCTGGATGCATTGACCAAATTTATACTGATGAAGAAGCATGGCCAGCAACTGATTATTCTGAAAAAGAAAGAATCGAATTCTTGGATCAACTAAACACCAAACAGTTCAAAGAAGTAGAACAGTTTTTTGATACCATGCCTAAACTATCACATAAGTTGGTAGTTAAGAATCCCAACACTGGGGTTGATAATAATGTAGTACTTGAGGGCTTGGCATCTTTTTTCGTCTAATAATGGCACATGAGGATCTTGTGTCATATTTTAAGTTAAATTTTGCCTTGATGCAGTACCATAAATACTCTTTGACAGAGCTTGAAAATATGATTCCTTGGGAAAGGGAGATTTATGTTTCACTCCTCCAACAACACATCGAAGAGGAAAACCTAAAGGCACAGCAGAATGGCTGATTCATACCAAAGAGGACAACGAAGCACGGGCAGAGCTCTTGCTAAAAATATGATGGGCAGAAATAGTCAGCCTCAGGGTGCTGCTGTTGGTGTTCAACAAGTTGTTGTTGCTGGTTTTAATGATTCACTTTTAGTAGGTATTAATAAAAATTTACAAGCAATCTATGCTATGTTAGCAGATGGTTTGAAAAAAGATAAAAAGGATTTAGTAGACAAAAAGAAAGCAGCAGTACAAGCAAAGGGTCAGGTAAGAAAGAAAGAAGAAGGAAAAGGACTTGGTAGTGCTATCGGTGGAGGAATAAAGAAGATTGGTAATATTGCCAAGGAAGTAACTAATTTTGGTGGTATATTAGATGGACTGATAAATGGATTCTTAGCTATTCTTGGGGGATGGTTAGCAGGTAAATTACCAGAGATAATAGATGGTCTTAAGAAAGCATGGGAAAAAGTTGGTCCGACTATAACTAAAATTTTTAATGTATTGTGGAAGGCAATTAAGTGGACATTTAACTTCATTGTGAAAACTATAAGAACTATAGTTGATTTCTTAAAGAAAGGATTTGAATTTGTTGGAGGTATAATCAAGAAATTTATAGATTTTGTTTATGGTATTGCACAAAAAGTCTTTAAAACCATAAAGAAAATGGTTGATTTTGTGCAAAACGTTAAGAAGAAAATTTCTAATACCTTCGGAGCAATAGCAGGATTCTTAGGATTTGGTGATAGTGAAGACAAAACTGAGAAGGTATCATCAGTGTCGTCTGGAAGAAAGAGCAGGAGAAATAAAAGAAGGAATAAAAAAGGAAAAGGTGAGACTTATGATAAGTGGAGAGCAAATTATGATGCTTCAGACACATCTATAAATGGTTTAAAAGAAGGTGACGAGGGTTTTGAGGAAGCACTAAAGAAAAGTTGGCTTAAAGAACAAGAGAGACAAAAGAAAGGTAAGTCTGCAAATATCACTAATAAAAATAATGTAGTTGGTGATATGAAGGGTACGGGTACTAAATTTAAAGCTAATTTAATCGCTGGTCAACCTGTAGGTGATAAACTTACTGAAGATCAAATGAAAATGATTGGAATATCAAAGAGAATGTCTGAGAGTAATTATATGAATTTCTCACCAAAAGTACGAGCAATGTATGAAGAGCAAATTTCTGGAGTGACTCCTACTGGTAAGGTGCAAGGAATTACAAAAGATAAAACATTTGTTCAAGAAAAACCAAAGTCTCAAGCTACATTTGTCATTCCACCATTACCTGTTGCTAATGCAGGTGGTATGGGCGGTCCTTCAGGTCCTAATCCTAGACCTAGTAGTACTGGAAGCACTGCATCTAAGTCAATTCCATCTAATAATCCTAGTAATTTCTACACTTTATTCTCTGCAATTCAGTATAATTGCACAGCACACTTTTGAGGTAAGATAAATGGCAAAAGTAGAACTACCAAAGGTTAATCAAAATCAATTAAGAAACTCAACTCTTCAAATGAAGAGTATTAATACTACTGTTCTTAATATATCTAAACTTCTAGGTAAGAAAGGTAATTTTGTAGAGAAGAGACGAAAGTTTTTGAAAGCTCAAGAAGCAATGATTAAAGGTCAGGAAAGGAAAAAAGATGAAGCAGCAAGTCTAAAAGTAGAGAAAAAAGAAGGACAAGAAAACCCAGTTGCTAGGTTTGCCAAGGAAAAGGCAGGTAACATGTTGGAAGGTGTTATCATGGCTCTTGGAGCTGTTCTTACAGGATGGTTAGCAGGTAAAATACCTGAACTTGTTGGACATGTTAAAAAAATATTACCAAGAGCGAAAGCATATTTTGATGGCATAATGTCAGTTTTTAAACAGATTGCCAAAGTAACGTGGGGTATAATCCGAGTTTTCTGGAAAATAGGTAAGTCTTTATTTACAGGAGAACCATTAGATAAAGAAGGGATAGCACAAATATTTAAAGGTATGACAGAGGGATGGGGTGAAATGTTCCAAAGAATGGGTAATGCTTTTAATGCATTGTGGGGATATGACTATGAAGATCCAAAGGATATTGATGAAAAGTATAATAAATTAGAGAATAAAAAAGTAAACAAAGATAAGTTGTTAGATAAAAAGGATAAGAATAAGGAAAAGGATAATGAGATAGAAGATAACGAAGAAGATTTCCCAGAAGATAAAGAGTCTAACGATAAGAATAGTGATATGTCTGGTGATGGTAAAGCAAAAACTAAACCAACTAAGGGTTATCAGGCAGCAGTTGCTCTTGGTAAGTTCCTCAATTCACAGGGTGTTGCTGTCTGGCAGCATCCAGATTTCAATATAGAACAAGGTTACACTGGTTCTGGTCAAGAAGCTGTAATGCAGAGATCTGCCAAGTCTTTCCATAATTTTGGTGAAGCACTTGATATTCCTATCTTAGGACAAGGTGAAAAGGGATTAGATAAGATCGCTGCAATGCTTAAGACTAATAAGAAGAAATATGGTATTAATGAAATAAAGTGGAAAACTGATGCTGACCATATGGATCATATCCATGTTTCTTTCAAAGGTGTAGAAGCAAAGACCAGAGGTAGACGACACCGAAGGGGTAGATCTTATAGAGCAAAAGTTGATCCAAAACCAAGTAATAAAGCTGCAACTACAGAAAATATTTCTTCTTCTGGAGATGTTGAAGAAAAATCTAAAGAGGCACAAATGCAAGGTGAACTTATGAAGGCATTACTGCCATTATTTGGTCAAGAAGCACAAGAGAAGGCAGCTACGGGACAAGGAAAAGTAATAGTTTCATCTGGAGGTGATGGAACACTTGATGATGCACCTAACAAAGAACAGGTGTTAAATACTATGCATAAAGAAAACATACTAACCTCATTAGCGTACGTATAACATGGCAGCAGATCAAGCAGCAAGATACGAAGAATTTATAATCGAGTCTAACGATGGTTCTAAAACCGTAGACCTTAGATTTGGTGTGATATCTTTTCAATATTTTGAAGATTTATTTTCTCCAACATTAACTGCCAAAGTATTGGTTATGAGTTCTGGTGGTGGTGATGTTGATGATTATAAAGGAACTGGTGGTAAGAAAGCAATATTACAAGGTTTACCTATTGTTGGTGGAGAAAGAGTATCCGTTAAATTAAAAACTCGTATCGGTGATGGAATTGATTTGAGTAGTAATCCACTTTATGTTGGTGGTGTTAGTGATATATCTGCTGCTGATGGTAATAAGGAAGTATTTACATTGAATTTAGTTTCTAAAGCTGCAATTACAAATGAAACTGCCAGAGTAACAAAGAAATATCCAACTACTCAAAAGATTTCTGAATCTGTAAAACAAATTGCCAAAGAATTTTTATTAGTTGAGTTACCAAGTGAAAACCTTGACGATTCTAAAAATCAATATGGATTTATTGGTAATCTCAGAAAACCATTTACTGTACTAACATGGTTAGCAGCCAAGGCAATTCCTGCCAGTGGTAAAAAAGACTCAACAGCAGGATATCTTTTTTATGAAACACTTGATGGACATTACTTTAGGTCAATTGATGAACTAATCAAGCAAGAAGCATACGCAGAATATAAAGAAGATAGTGTAAGTAAAACAGAACTTGAATCTGGTGTCGAAGATACAGGAACTAAGATTATGTCTTATGCTTTTAAGCAGAATACAAATATTCTAGAAAAACTTAGAACTGGTGCCATGTCATCTAAAAACATTTTCTTTGATCCCCTGACATTTGAATTTCCACAGTTTACATATAAGTTAAAAGACTTCGCAGAACAACTGGACGTAATGGGAGAACCTCCTGTATTACCACCAATGGAAGCAGGTAGTAGTGAAAGTCTTGGAGATTATCCAACAAGGATAATGACAGGAATACTAGATCGTGGTACAATGGATAAAGATGTCAAAATTGAAAAAAACGCAGAACCTGAAAAAATCCAGTCCCAAGCTATTGCTCGTTATAATCTATTAATGACTCAGGCAGTTCGTGTTACAGTAGCATGTAATTCTGATCTAAGAGTTGGTATGATTATTAAATTAAACTTTAGAAATCAAAGTTTTGATAAGTCAAATGAATATGATGAGCACACAAGTGGACTATATATGATAAAAGAACTTTGCCATCAATTTACCCAGTTAGACTCCCTTACATCAATGTTATTAGTGAGAGATTCTTACGGTAGAAAATAACCTAATTCCTAAAAAAACATGAAAACCATAGAAGACCACATCGCAAAAGACAAAGAGATCCTTGCTGATCCTAAAACCTCTGAACCAATGCGACATCATGTTGAAGATGAGTTACATGATTTAGAAGAATATGTGGATCATCACAAAGAAGAGATCAAAGCAGGAGATCACCATGATCCAGATGTATTAGAATTATTTTGTGATATTCACCCAGACGAACCAGAGTGTTTGATTTATGACGACTAATGATAGATGAAGCAACGTTTAAAAGTAATTTTGTAGGACGTGATGGATTTAGATGGTTTATTGCTCAAGTAGCACCTTCCAAGAAAAATAGAAAACAAAGAAAAGGTGGTTGGGGCAATAGATATAAAATTAGAATCATGGGGTACCATCCCTTTAATGATACTATTACAGATGATGACCTACCGTATGCACATGTGTTAATGCCACCTACTGCAGGTAGTGGTGCAGCGAACACGTCGGAGTCTTGTATGATTAGACAGGGAGACGTTGTATTCGGATTCTTCTTAGATGGAGATGATGGACAACTCCCTGTTATTTTAGGTTTATTTGGAAGAACTCCTCAGGTAAAGAGTGGAGAAGCAAAGGATGGAGATAGTCAAGAATTTAAACCTTTTAGTGGTTACACTGATGAGATTGTTGCAACTTCCAAGATGGGTCAGGAAGAAGCAAATGATAACCAAGGAGTTGTCAATCTTCCTGATGCAAGAAACCCCAAGAATTCTCAAGGGGGAGTTGTTGATGGTTTATTAGGTGGAAACTTAACAGATCAATTAGAGTCTGTATCAGGATCGTTAGATAGTGCATTAGGAGCAGTAAGTCAAGGAATAGCAGAGGTTCCAGGTGTTGCTGGTCAACAAGCAAATGTTATTAGTAATGCTGGTGGAGCAATTAGAGGTGCTACTCAGGGTGTTTTGAGTGGATCATCAAGTGTAATATCAGAGGCAATTTCTGGAGCAGTTAAATCAGCACAAGCAGGTGATCTTTTAGGTGCTGCAACACAGGCACTAAAGGCAACAGAAGCTGCTACTGGTATTGTTGCTTCTATTGGACAAGATGCTGCCACGATTGCAAATAATATTAAGTCATTTGCATCAATATCAAATGCAAACCTTGCCAAGTATATTACTCAACCAGGTGGATATCAAAACCAATCAACTCTACCTGCGATTATTCCTTCAGGTAATGATGCACTGGACAATTTAATCTCTGCAAGAAATGCCAGTTCACAGATGGCAAGAAATAAAAAGTCTGGTACACCAAATACAGATAGTTTGGCAAATGGTCTAAGAGTTGAACCTGCGGGTGGAAGCACTGCTATTTCTAGTATCGATTCTGCTATCAATAATACTGTTACTAAACTACAAACAACTAGAGGAGTTTACGATTCAAATAAGGAAATTGCAAGAACAGCAGAAAAAATAATTAAGGTCATTAGACCGATGATTGAGATTTCTTTGAAGCAAGTTAATAATGAAGTTACAAGTAGAACTCCTGATGGTTTAGAGAAACAATATAAACTTTTCTATGAGAGAAAACTTAATGCATTGTACTATCAAGCTCTTGGTATTACAACGTCAGGTATTGGACAGTTTCAAGCAGGAAATACTGGTATTACAACTGCAATGACTGTAGCAGCACATCAAGCAGGATTAGATAGACAACTTGAATTTGAAGATCCTATTGTTGCATTTGAAGAAGCACAAAATGATATCTTACAAACTGTAGAAGATGATGTCACATCCAGAATGAACACTCATGTGGCAAGAACACTAAGATTTATTGCAGAAAGTCCTGCAGATGTTCCCAAATGTGTTGCAGAAAATTTAATGGTTAGAGCAACAGTTGAAATTGGTTATGGATTAGAAGAAGCATGTAAACCATATCTCATTCCATTAGAACCAATCAATGGTAATATTGATGTTACTGATTATGTCTGGTCATCACCAGAAGTTTACGAACCTATTGAACCTGTTGATGGTGCACCTAATTTTGGTATAGTTTTAGGTGGTGGTGGATACACTGTTCCAGTTGTAGATAAGGACAGAGTAATGAGAGTAACTCCAATTGCTGCTGGTGAATCAAGAGATAAACAATTATTGTTCCAAAATGAAACCCCATACTCTGCTGATCCAACATATGATGGAGGAGTATTAGGTAAGTGTTATACAGGACCACCTATATGCAGTGGTTTGATTGTTGAAATTATTGGTGGTAATGCAACTAAAAATGCAACAGTATCTCCAATTTTTGAAAGAATACCAACAGAGGAAGAAGTTGGACAATTTGCTGCTGCCGTTGGTGGAACTGGTGTTCTTGCAATTCAAGTTGTGGATCCTGGTGAGGGATATAAGAAAACACCAAAAATTGTTGTAAAGGATCACTCAAACCAAGGGTTTGGATGTATTGCCGAGGCAAAGATTGATTTTAATACGGGATCTTCTACATATGGTCAGTTATTAAGAATCACTGTTAAATCTCCTGGTCAATCATATCCACCTAATGTTTGTCCAGAGACTATTACAAATGATACTCCTAATAGAGTAGTCAGAGCAGCAAAAGAAGGTGGTTACATCAACACTATCAATATTGTTAATACTGGATCTGGTTATAAAGATACTGACAATTTCAATACAACTGCACTTAAACCTGTTGTCTCTTTGGGTAAATTGGTTGGTGCCGATATTCTTGAACCAGTTTTATATGATGAATTACCAAACATCAAACTTCTTTCTGAAACTGGTAAAGGTGCAAAGATTTATCCTATCTTGGATAACCAAGAACCCGTTGAAACATATGGATATAAGAGAATTATTGATTGTGTAGGTTACTGGTCAACTCAATCTGCTAAAATACCAGTTGGATTTGTAAATGGTCGTCCTTACTATGGTGCATATCATTCACATAACAATGGAATTTTGATGACAGGTGCAGTTCATACTAAGTTTAGTGTTATTATCTACACTACTCCTGATGCAAGTATTGCAAATGCTGATGCAATCCCAGATGCATCGACTGTATCAGGTACAACATCTACTGCTGATCAAGTTGTATTACCATTACAAGGTACAGATGCAGCTACGACAACTACAACGTCATTAACAGATGCAGTAAGTTCTCAATCTGGATTCGCGGCCAATCCGACCCAGACATCTACCACTTCTGGTGGTGGTACACAGACTACAACAACTGGTAATCAATCAACCCCACCTCCAAGTCCTCCAAGTTCTCCACCTAGTGGTGGCGGTGGCGGATACTAAATATTGACATGGCAAGACAAACAAAAGAACCAGCATACATAAAACAATTCGGACCTAACTTAGCAATTTCTTCTGCTAATAATGTTGGGACTGGTGGAGAAGAAGCATATAAAATGTATTCTGTAAACTTACAGGAGGATGTTGCCTTCCATAGTTTTGCAGAAAACGGAACTTTTAGATGGCATAGTGATAAAAGTATAGAAGTAGATGCAGGTATCACTGGAGACGGTGGACTTGATATGATGTTTATGTGTCATAATGGAAGTTATCAAGTAACTGCTGATAATGGCACAATTGTTTTAAAAGGAGAAAACGTTGTTATTGAGGCAACTAATGGAGTTTCGATCAAGGCAAAGACATTTTCTCATAATTCAAAAAACTATACTGCAACTGCAACAGCTGCCAGTAGTTCTTTTAGTAAAGGAAGTTGGCAAGCAAATAGAAAACTGCTTCCAGGTGGTGCATCCAGTTTCAGTGGATCTGCCTTCAAAGGATCGCGTGTAGCAAAGGAGCAACTCCTTACCAGAGCACCTAATGTCAGATAAAAAACTGGCACACGGGCATTGACAAGGGGGTGGGTTTTGCCCTATACTATAAGAGTAATTAACAAAACCCCATGAATCCAGATTTCTCTATCGAAGAAACAGACTCTTTCGTTTTCGGTGTTGTTGTGGACATCTGCACCCGCACATTTGTATTACTCAGTGATCAAGGTGAAGAAAAGGAAGTCCAATGTGATAGTTACCAACAATTTACCAATGTCCTTGAGTTTGTCAGAGGAAGTTTGGAACCTAACCAAGTTCTATATGCAGAACCTGCAGTAAGTCTTAGGTGAATAAATATTGAAAAGATGATATGAGATGTCTTTTCAATATGAACTGACGGTAAATTATCGTTGGTATGATAATAAAACTACAATTTGTTTATTCTATTACATTCAAGGTGCTCCATTCACTTTTGATGAATTGCCTTCATTAATGCAAGATCATCCAGAAGTAATAGCAGAAGCAGATTCACATGAACCTCTTGAACCAGAAGATATGTGGAAGGTTTCTAACTATCTAATTCAAGAACAAATGCATCCATGTATTTTTGTAGTTCCAGTGGATCATCCAGAATTATTACCTGATATAGCAAAATCCGAATGAAGTTCGAGTTTCAAAAATCCTTTGGTGAAGGTACAGATCCTTGGTACGAAAAGGCAGAGAGATGGGCAAAGAAGCAACGCTTTCCTATCTCTTTCCTTGCGTCAGGTATTATTGAGTGGTTAAAGAATAAATGGATTGATATTAAAATTGCAAATACGATGAGAGATATAGATAGACAATCAGAAGAAATTAAAAAGATATGGGATCAGTATGATGAAGAAGAGAAAAGACAATTTGCTCCAGAGTACATAGAAACTCCATCTGAAGTGGAAGGATTGATGGATATGGAGTTAAAAAGACCTGTAAAATGGGAAGATCTACCATAATTAGCTAGAAATAAGCATACATATATTATATGGGTCTTTTAGTCTTCTAAATAGATTAGCATAACATTTTGTATCAGCATAGGGAAAGATGCCTCTTAGTAAGCTAGAAAATTTTATTAAGAACACTGAAGGTCGTATTTTATATGTCAATCCGAGTGATATTGACTCTACCGACAGTCTTGATAATCAGGGTAACTCGCTAACGAAACCCTTTAAAACAATTCAGAGGGCGATGTTAGAATCTGCCCGTTTCTCGTATGTACGAGGAAAAGATAATGATATTATTGATAAAACAACAATTCTATTGTTCCCTGGTGAGCATTTAATTGATAATAGACCTGGATATGGTATTGTAGATAATCTTGGTGCTAAAGCAGTTTCACCTGCTGGTGCACAGTCTGTTGCGTCCACTGAGTTTGGACTAACCTTAAACTCAAACTTTGACCTTTCCCAAGAAGATAACGATTTATATAAGTTTAATAGTGTTAATGGTGGTGTAATACTTCCCCGTGGTACTTCTATAGTTGGTCTTGACCTTAGAAAAACAAAAATCAGACCGAAATATGTTCCAAACCCAACAGATCCTGCTACTCCTGAAAGTGCTATCTTCAGAATCACAGGTCTATGTTACATTTGGCAGTTTACTGTCTTTGATGCTGACCCTAATGGCACAGTATATACTAACCATCAGAATTTTACAAACCAGTTATATGTCTCAAGACCTCTATTCTCTCACCATAAACTAACTGCATTTGAGTTTGCAGACGGTGTTAATAAGGCAGAAGGTTATAATTATACTGACTTGAGCATGTATTATTATAAGATGAGTCATGCTTTTGGTCCTAATACTAACAGACCTATTGCATTCCAGTGGCCAGACCAACAGGGTGACTTTGATAAGCAAAGAACAGAGTGGGAAATTGTTGGTGCACTAGCATCTGATCCTATTGCTATTTCTAATATTATATCTGGTGACGGTACTACTCCAACTACAACTATTACTGTTGACACAGATGTACCACACTTACTTGATATTGGTACTCCTATTAGAATTACTGGAATCAACGTTGCTAACTACAACGTCAGTACGACTGTAACCAATGTTGTTACTGACACTAAGTTTACATATACCCTACCACTTATCCCTGTAAACCTAGACCCAACACCATCAACATCAAGTCCAAGAGTTACAGTTGAATCTGATACTGTTAAGGGTGCATCACCATATATCTTCAACTGCTCTCTACGTTCTGTTTATGGTTTAAATGGATGTCATGGAGATGGTAGTAAGTCAGATGGTTTCCGTTCCATGGTTACAGCGCAGTATACGGCAATTTCTCTACAAAAAGATGACAGAGCATTTGTAAAATATAACAAGAACGCTGGTACATATGATGGTATTAATATTAGTACACCTTCTTATGGTGCTGACCTACCTGCTGGTTCTTCCTCAACAAACAGTGAGCAAGTATATCACTTAGATAGTAGAGCAGTTTATAGAAAGGGTTGGGAAACATGCCATATGAAATTCACCAATGATGGTGTATGTCAGGTCGTTTCGGTTTTCGCTATCGGATTTGCAAGACACTTCCAAGCAAGATCTGGTGCTGACCAATCAATTACTAACTCTAACTCTAACTTTGGTCAAGTTTCTCTATATTCAGATGGATTTAAGAAAGAATCTTTCGGTAAGGATGATCAAATTTATATTACTGGTTTAGTTCCACCAAAAGCAATTCCAAGTTCTGTAGAAACTAAGATTAGTTATGTTACCCTTGATGTTGGTTTAACAACAGCAGTTGGTGTTTCTTCTCACTTATACCTCAAAGATTTCGTACAAGAAACAGGTGTACCACCATCAGGTGCACAGGGTTTTAAAATTGGTGCAAAAGATTTTGATAAGATCTATGTAAACCTCAGTAATACTGGTATTGCAGAAACATATTCAGCACCTATTCAGATGTTAGATAATACTGTTTCTGTGGGACAGACTATTGCTGCTGGTGAAAATATTGGATATAAACAGACACAGTGTGTTGGTACAATTGGTGGTCCAAATGATGAAACAACTTTAAACACTAATGGTAATCATACATTCATTACTGGTGAGTCAGTAATCGTAATTCAGGATCAGGGTAATATTCCTGATGGTATTAGTGATCACAGATTATATTATATCATTCGTACATCAACGAACACAATTAAGTTAGCATCAAACTTAACTAACGCTCTAAACGGAAAAGGTCTTAACCTCAATAACGTCAAGATTGATGGTAGTTTACAGATTATCTCTAGAGTTTCTGATAAAATACCTGGTAATGTAGGACATCCTGTTCAATTTGACCCTAACCAGAATAACTGGTTTATTAAAGTTGAGAGAAATAATGACATATACCCTCAATTACTTTCTAAAGGTGTAGCAGGTATTGGTGATGCGACTTCTGAATCATGGTTTAATAGAGTTCAGGAAAATAGATCTCTTGATGAAAGAATCTATACTGCTAGAATGTTTATTCCTAAGGAAGCAGACGATGCAAGAGATCCTAGTGATGGTTTCGTTGTTCAGGAATCTAAGAATACTAGTGATATTCTTTTCGATCCAGTCCAAATTACTCAAGAACAATACCAGTATGGTAGAAACCCAAGATTTATTGGTACATGTTCCTATGATTCTGTATTAGCAAAGGTAACTCTCTTCTCAGAGAAACCACATACAATGCAGGTTGGACATATGATCGTGGTTAAGGGAGTTAAGAGTGCAAATAATGTTAATTCAATCGATACTCAAGGTTATAATGGTCGTTTTAAAGTTACTGATATTATAGATTCACATACACTTAAGTATGCACTTACTACTGGTGATCCTGGTGTATTCCAGAGTGATACATCTGTAAGAGATAGTAAGTTACCAAGATTTGAAAAGAACCAAATTAATGCAAACTTCTACATCTTCCGTCCAAATATTCTTGAGAACTTTGAACAAGGATTTAATGATGGTATCTCACAGGCAGACTTTGTTAGTGCATCTTATCCACTAGACATTGAGTTTGATGATCGTAATTTTACTCAACCTGTTGAAGATTTCTACCCACAGTTAGATAGAGACAACTGGGATGATAACCCACTACCTTCTCAAACTTATGCAAAGAGAACTCCAATTGGATTGACTGTTCTTAATGATAAGAAAAAGTCTCTTACTAGAGAAGCAATAGACAATTTCGTCAAGGATATTGGTATTGGTATTACTATGGTAAGTATTGCAACTTCCGAAGCATCTGGTATTGCAACAATTACAACATCAACATTCCATGAATTTGGAAAACTACAACTGGTATCTAATATTAGTAATGCTGGTTCTGGTTTTGCTGATGGAGTTTACTATAATAAGAAACTCTTTAATACTGGTACAACTAATTGGGATGGTGCACTAGCAAAGATTGTTATTAATGGTGGATCAGTTATTGAATGTACTGTCACTGCTGGTGGTGCAGGTTATGTTGGTGGTGAAGTTTTAGATGTTCAAGGTTTCCCTGGTGCTCAAGTAACAACTGCACCAAATGAAATATCACATGGTATTGGTGATGTTCTACAATTTACTGGTATATCTACCGTAACTGACTGTTACTACAGAGTTATAAAAGTTCCATCTTCTACAACTGTCTCAATCGCAATGACTGAAGGTGACCAAGTATTAGCATCCGAACAGTTCTACTTGAACACAGGTCCTGCTGTTGAAGTTTCATCTGTTGATTATAATGCCTCTGCTGGTATTGCAACAATTACAACTACAGGTCTTGCTGGTGGTCACGGTCTTGTACAAGGTAATTCTTTCAGGATTGTTGATTCTACCAACAATAAGGTATCTGCTGCTGATACACAAACTCCAGCTCAACCAAAATATTTCAACTTCCTTGTTCAAGACGTTGTAAACACAACACAATTCTCTACTAAAACTTATAATCCTAATGTTATTAATGCCTTCTACATTTATAAGGGTGGTATGGCAGCTAATGATGGTTCAATTCTAGGATCTGCTGACGAGAAGATTGGTGGTAGAGGTATGCCATTTTATGATAATGAAATAGGTTCATTAAAAGAAGCAATTGGTGATACTGATGCTGATAATATTATCAGAGTTGGTATCTTCACTGATACTTCTGGTTCTGTTGGTGTTGGATCTACTGCAAGATACAAGATTGGTGATTATGTACAGGTCAACAATGAGATTATGAGAGTATCCAGAAATGATCTTTCTGGTGTTAATAATGATGGTCTTACTGTTATTAGAGGTTACTTTGGTACAGAGAAGAAATCTCAACCTATTGATTCCAGAGTCAAGAAGATTAGGGCAATTCCTGTAGAACTTCGTAGAAACTCAATTCTAAGAGCATCAGGTCACACGTTTGAATATCTTGGTTATGGTCCAGGTAACTACTCTACTGGTCTACCTGCTGTTCAGAACATCACACTGACACCTATGGAAACTTTCCTTGCACAAGCACAGGAATTATCTGGTGGTGTTATTGTATACACTGGTATGAACAACGATGGTGACTTCTTTATTGGTAACAAGTCTGTTTCTTCTGCAACTGGTAGAGAGACAAGTTATGATACTCCAATTGCATCTGTTACAGGTGAAGAGGGAACTGCTGTTATAGGTGACTTTGATGAAGTTACTATCTCCCAGAGACTTAAGGTTGAGGGTGGTGCGTCTAAGACGATCTTATCTCAGTTCGATGGTCCTGTAACATTCCAGAATGAGATAAAAATTAACGATGATGTATTGATTGATGGTGATAAATTTATTATTGATGCTAAGACACAATTAACTGGAGATTTCAATGTCACTGGTGATATAACTGCAACTGGTATCGGTTCCTTTGGTGGAAATGGTAGTTTCGGTGGTGATGTAATTATTCAAGGTGCACTAACAGTTGGTTCACTTAACACTAACCAAAAAGTAGATGGTGATACTATTGAACTTGGTACAGTCGCATTTGTTAATACTACTTCTGGAACTGTTGCACTTACTGTTCCAGATCCAGGAACTGCTGCTAAGTCATTTAAAGTTATTGATGTTGCTGGTAATGCATCTGTCAATAATATTACACTTACATTCCAGACAACTGCACCTAATCCCACAAGAAATGTGATGGGATACAGTGAAACTTCATTCATTATTAACCAAGATCATGCAGCGATTGGATTTGTATTCAATACCAACGATAATAATTGGTATCCTACCGAGTTCTAATCGCACTAAATACTTAAAATAGTATCCCGCGCTATAACTATTGAATAATGGCACAAAATTTTAGAAAGGTATTTACGGTCAGAGATGGTATCCAGGTATCTGGAGAATCTCTAGTCGTCGCTAATAATCGAGTTGGTATTGGTACTTCTACCCCGTCAAGACAGGCAGAAGTAGTTGGCGAACTCTTAGTTTCTGGTAAACTATCCAACACTGGTGTGGTTTCTTTCCGAAACTTAGAATTATCTGGTATAACAACTTTCTATGAGTTTGATGATGTAACGGGATATAAAGGATTAGGTGCGGGTACAACTAATCCAGGTACTGTTATTGGTATTGGTACTAGTTACGCTGGTATTCAGACTGGTGCAACAATGCAGGTTGGATTTGGTATTACAATGTTTGCCAATTCAGGTAGATTTGAAGCAGTTGCATTTCATGGTGATGGATCTACATTATCTAATGTTCCTATCTCTGGTTGGACATCTACATCTGAACAACCGCCAGCTCTGGTTGCAGCAAATACGGAAGACATTTATAGACTGTGTAGTGTAGGTATTGGTACTACGATTGTAACCCACCGATTAACGGTGAAGACAGGTAATTTTGACGGGGATGATATAAAGGGAGATATTTTTGTAGATCAACATGGACAGTTTGGTGGTATTGTAACAGCAGCTTCTTATAGAGGTGATTTATCATTCATGTCTGGTATCGCCCAGACTGCAGGATTTGCTAGGACGGCATTTGGATTACAGGGAGATCCCACTATTGGTATTACAACCCTGACTGCATTGGGTGCTGCAACAATTAATGGTAAGGTTGCAATTAATACGTCAATTAACCATGAGATTATAGGTGCTGGTGTTAGTGTTACTGGTATTGTAACAGCAACAGCAGGTTTTGCAGGTTCGATTACTGGTGATGTAACAGGTAATGCCACAGGTCTACGATTAGATCCTGATATTTCCGTAAGTAATATATTTGCCAAAACAGTTGGTATTGGTACTACAAATACTGGTATTGCAGTAACAAGTAATGGTGGTGTACTTATTGATGGTCTATTAGACCCAACTGGTAACACTTATTCTGGTATTGCTACAGACAACGAACCACCTAATTATCATGTATTCCTAAGAAATACGGATGATAAAGATGCTGCCACTATTGGTGTGGGATTTGGTATCGGCATGGGTAATACTGCTGGTGGTGCACTTGTTTATGAGCAAACTGGTAATGAAGGTGGTAATATTTCGGTATATACAAGAAATTCAACAAGTGCAAGAGCACAAAGAAGATTTACTGTAGGTCAAGAAGGAAACGTTGGTGTCGGTACCTCACGACCAGGCAAACCACTTTCCGTGATAGGCGATGCTGAATACTATGGTAATGCAGAATTTATTGGTTCAGGAGTAACATTCAGTAATGGTACAAACTTAAATGTTGAACTCTTTACTCAAGGAACATTTGCAGGTATTCTGACTGGTCTGACTGCGGTTAAGGCAGAAGATATAAACTATGCGACAGGTGAAAGAAGTACATTTGGTCTAACTCACTTTAATACATCTACTGGTTTAGGTGTTTCTATTGGTGAACAAACCTCAGGATTGTATGTCGGTCAACCAAGAGTTGTTATTAATCCTGCTGGTGTTTCAAGTACCATTGATGCTCAGTATACAACATTTGCAAACGGTGGATCTATGTACATAGGTGCTCAAGGTTTAGCAAGTAAAATTGTTATTGCCAATGATGCCTGTATTGCATTCGCAACTGATAATTACTTACCTGGTATTGTTGCTGACTTAACACCATATTATCTCTCTTCAGGATTAGGTGGTTACACTGGTATTACTTCAGGATTCCTAAGGTTACCTGTTAACGGAGACCAAAGAGAAAGTGGTATCTTCACTCCTGGTACTTATTCAGCAGCAGAAGACACAGGATTCTGGGGTCTAGAAGCATTTACTAATGAAGTTGGTTTCGAGTTCATTGCACCCGTAACAAAGACAAGAGTTGGTCTTGGAACTACCAACTTTGGTATTACCATGCAGTTCAACTGTCATGCTCCTACTCCAAACGTTGTACAATGGTTCGGATTACCTAAGTGTAGTGTAGAAGCAAGAAATCAAACAGATTACTTATGGGCGAACTCTGTGGGTATTTCATCTGGTATGTTGTTCTGGGATCAGACGTCAGAACGAATGGCATATCTGGGAAGACCTGAGGACTTTACTTCTGGTTATGATGCTTCGTTCAGGAGGGTAGTTAGTTCTAAGGATATTTTTGAATTGGTTGGTATTGCCACAGTAACAACCAATACTGCATATCAGTTGGGAACATTTACTGGTGGTACGATCACTAACAACACCACGATCAAGAATGCCCTACAGCAATTAGAGACGGAAGTTGAAACAAAAGCATCAAGTGCTTCTGTACCAACAACTGTTATCGGATTGAATAGTGTAAATGATATCACTGGTAACAGTAATAAAACTGTAGATGCTGCGGTGTATAATAAAATTTACTGGACAGCAGCATTCAGTAATAACAGAGATCTGAATATTAGTAATCTAACAGCAGGAAGAGAAATTACTGTTTGGATTAGAAACACTGGTACTCAAGAGAACATCACTGTTCAGGCATCAACCAGTACTTCAGGATATGGTGATGTAAAATTAGCAGATGATGATACTAATGATGGATCAGAGTTAACTACATTTACTCTTGGTGATGGTACTGGTTCAAATGGTATAGCAGAAGTCCATGTTATTAATATTGGTGGTAACTTTATCGGACATGTTATAGGTAATGTCTAATACCCCTGACATTACTTGATGTCCCGAAAAAAGTGTGGTTAAATAATACTAATCACACTCATCAGTTTATGTTATCAACCCAATATCGCCTTAGACTAGAAGGCATTTGCAAGGACATTGCATCAGGAACACAAGTCAGCATAGACGATATGATATGGGCACAGAAATTAGCAAAAGCAAATACAAGTGCAAGGGGAATGTTAAGTAAGGCAAGAAGGATGGCAACTGATCCAGATGGATCTTGTTTAAAATTTCTAGACATAGGAGATCCAAAAACAGACAAGAGAGGATTTAATGGTGCAGATGATATAGCAGATTGGTTCAAGAATGATAGATCAGACGATTGGAGACAACGTGACTAAAGGATACGATTTATTTGGAGATCATGGTAGAAACCTACCCACTCCTCATGGTAGTGGTGCAAGACCCATGTATGCTGACATGGGTAAGTCATGTAAACCAGATCCAAATAGAAAGATTGAATATCCTTGTGTTATTGCTTTGTTCACTCTTGACTCACATAATACCAGTTACTTTTATAAGAGAGAGGATGGCACATATTATTGGCATCATTGTCGTAAAGAAAAGGATGATGTATATGTCGATGCAGATGAGTTACAATTAAATCTTCTAGGAGAGGATCCTATTTTAAGTAAAGAATATATAATGAAGGCACTGTATTACTAATGCAATCAGTAATTTATTCTAACGGAAACCAAGAATGTGAACGTGCTGTTTCACTTCTAAAAACTTTGGGTCATGATATACATGAGTACAAGGTGGGAGATGACTTCACGCAGACAGAATTTGAAATGGAGTTTGGTGGGGATGCCAATTATCCTATGATTACTGTTGGTATGTTCAGAGGTACATTAAAAGAGACTCTACAATATATGAGTAAGAAAGGTATGTTGACAAGAAGTTAAAAATACACTACAATAATATTATGAAAATTTTACTAACAACCCTAATCACACTAGGTTCTATATCACCTGTTTTTGCAGATCAAAAGGCAGGATATTCAGAAGATAGAACTTGCTATAAAACTGAATACAGAGAAGAGTATGTACCAGGCACTCTAGAGAATCCAGGTTACATAAGAACATACAATGAAACAGTAGAAGTTCCTTGTAGAGATCGTGGTGGATACACCAGAAGAGAGACAATTGAGTACGATAACAATGATTGTACAGATGGAAAGATAGCAGGTGGTCTTCTTGGAGGTGCTGCTGGTGCTGCCATGTCAAGAGACGATGGAAGATGGTGGGCAATTCCACTAGGTATTGTGGTAGGTAGTACTATTGGTTGTGATGTGGATGGTGGTTAATGAGTGATATACAATTTAGAAGACACCGTGTGTTCAGAGAAACGGACAGTGTTATCTTTTATGATATATCTGTAGAGGAATCTAATGCCAGTGACCTTGTGGTACACACAGGTCCTGCTATATCTCCACCACCTGATTGTGTTGGAAGTAAACAGTTTTATATCCATAGTTTTCAAGACGATGTTAATAGAGTAATACAAGGTGAGAGAACCTTTGAGTTAGTAAATAAAGATTGGAAATATCCATATCACATAGTACATCTTAATGTACATAGTGGTGCACTAGTAATACCTCGTGGTACATTTCATAGGTCAGAATCAGGAGAGAGTGGATCAATAGTAATCAATCAGGCAAAGAGATATGATGGGTTTGATCCTAATTGTGAGTTCGACCCAGTATCCACAGCAGAGAACAGAGATCTATATAATATATTAAGACACGAAAAACCTGTTGTACACACACTAGGCGAATGAAGTATACATGGTTACTACCAATAATAATCACAGCATGTGGTACTGCACCAGTGACAGATCCACCTGCACATGCCTTGGATGTTGATGAGAATGCAATAGAAAAGATAATGCGTTATGCAGAGGGATATAGAACAACAGTAATAAATCCTGATATTGAATCCATGCTAAATAGTGCACTACTAGAATTCAACCATGGCAGCAATGATACCACCGAGTCGGAAGAGTTGTTACAACTTCCGAGTGACAGAGATTAACAGAGTATTAGACGGAGATACAATAGATGTTACAATTGACTTAGGATTTGACCTTTATAAGAAAGAACGTGTTAGAATAGCAGGGGTTGATACACCTGAAAAACGTACACGCAATTTGGAGGAGAAAGCACTTGGAATCGACGCAACAAACTGGCTCAAAGAGAAATTGGATGGTGCCATTGCTGGTGACGACGAGCTTACTATTAGGACTGAACTTGATGGTGGCGTCGGCAAATATGGTCGTCTTCTGGGGTGGTTATATATCGGGGATGGGGACGTGTCGCTTAATGAACAAATGATTACTGAAGGATATGCTCACGCATATGATGGAGGTACAAAAGACATGAACTTAGAAGCACTACGTGAGATACGTAGATCATTTGGTACTCTAGATGCTGGCTAAACTTTGGAAATCGTATACTAAATTTTGTGGAAAATTAGTTAACGTTGATCATGATAAAGAATGGGCAGACCTTAAAGAAAGATGGAAAGGTATGCGAAAGAGTCCGAAAGAATTTGTCAGATTATACATTGAAAAGGTAAAAGAAAACTTCAAGTGGGCGAAAGGATACAAAGACTTTCCAATTTATAAAATTGGTTCGGGTGTTATGATAACAACAATCTTTATTACTTCTGTACCTGAAAAGATTAGTAACCATTTAAGTATACAAAGACTTAAGTATAATTTAGAAAATTGTGATTGTACTGATGAACGGAAACTTCTTATGATAGAAGAATACGAGAACAAGAGAAAACTTGAACAATATGGAGGATAGGTAACTGTCACAAGCCCCTTACATAAGGGGTTTTTTAGTGCTATAATATTAGTATCTAAAGAAAACTGATGCAACTAAGACCACACCAAGAGCAAGCAATTCAATCAATGACTGATAATGACAAAGGACAAGTCATTGTTCCTACTGGTGGTGGTAAGACCATCTGTATGATTATGGATGCTGTCAAGCAGTTAGAAGATTATGGTACAGTTGTAGTTGTTGCACCACGCATACTACTTGCAGAGCAACTATCACATGAGTTTATGGAAATCATTAATGATCACTACAGTGATGTTGATGTAATGCATGTACACAGTGGTAGAATCAAAGGTGTATTCAGTAGCACTAGTCCATTTGAGATACAAGCATTTGTTGAGCAAAACTCAGTAAACTTTATTAGTAGAACTATTATATTCACAACATATCATTCATTACACAGAGTTCAAGAAAGTGGTATCGATGTTGATACTATCTACTTTGATGAAGCACACAACTCAGTTCAAAAGAACTTTATTGAACCAGTTGAGTATTTCTCAATATATGCAGGTAGATCATACTTCTTTACTGCAACACCAAAGCATAGTTTCACACCTATGAAAGTTGGTATGAATGATACTGACATCTTTGGTAATGTTATTTGTCAAGTACCTGCACCTAAGTTAGTCAAGCAAGGATACATACTACCACCTAAAGTTCAGGTGTTTCGTTCAAGAATACTCAAGAAAGATGAGTTAGTTGCAGAAAGAGACAATGAGCAAATGATCAGTGCGATTGACAATCTTGATAAGGACAAGGTACTGATATGTGCCAAGTCAACTAAACAGATTGTTGCACTTGTATCACAGACAGATTTTGTACAGCAACTTGCTATCCGTGGTTATTCTTGGATGACTATTACATCAAAGACAGGTGCTATCATTGATGGTGAGAAGGTTGACAGAGAGACATTCTTTGATACACTTAATGATTGGGGTAGAACAGGCAAGAAGTTTGTTGTACTGCATCACAGCATACTCTCAGAGGGCATCAATGTCAATGGTCTTGAAGCAGTATTGTTCATGAGATCCATGGACTACATAGGTATAAGTCAGACGATTGGGAGGGTCATTCGTAAAGGAGATGTGGACAAAGTATTCGGTCTTGTTTGTGTTCCAGTTTACTCTAATGTTGGTATCTCTACAGCAAGAAAGGTTGAAGCAGTAGTAGATACTATATTCAACAGAGGAGAAGCAGCAACTACAGTGATTACACGATGAACATTTGGGAAACACACGACCTGTCTAATATGCGTAGAGTCCCCTTACCAAAGGGGGACTTTTACTATGTCATGGATGAATTTTATAAGTATCCTGATCTTGTAGTAAAAGAGATCAAGAAGTTAACTCCTGCTACCTTTAAAATTAGACAGATTGAAGAAGATGAATCATCATATAATGATAAGTTTTTTAGAGATCATAGAGGAGAAGGAATGTACAGAGGTCTGTATCGATTGACCTATGATCTAGGTAAGATTATAAAACAAAAACCCATCAATACAGATCAAATGGAAGAGTATAAGATGGGAACTTTGTACACTAATCATGCCACAATTTATAGACATCCATTTAATGAATTGAAGGACTCCTATTGGTATCCTCACATTGACTCAGGGTGGAATGGAATTGTATACTTGAATAAGAATGACTCAGGGAAGAATGGTACAAACATATATTCGGTCATGAGAAATAAAAAACGGATCATTGATAGGAACATGAACTCCCATGAACATCATTACCCATATATTTCAAAAAGTCAAATAGATCGTCTTGCTTACATACCATCAACATTCAATAAGTTTGCATTTTACAATGGAGTCAAGTACTTTCATGGTATGCATATTGGGGATGAACAATACGTATGTGATATAGGAGAAGAGTTAGAAGAAGAAAGGATAAATCAGGTATTCTTCTTCCGTAATCAACCTGCTATTGTTAGAAATAGTTTTGCTTCAATGATATTTTATAGACACTCAGGACCAGTTGGAAGAGTGGCTGATTTTCTAAGAAAAATATTAAAAATGCTTGCATGGAGGGTGCATACTGGGGTATAATAATAACATGGATAAGCAAACAGAATTTATTAATTTAATAGATCATCACTTCAGTGGTCTACGTCAAGAGATTAAGAACTCTCTTAAGTTTAACGATGGTGTCTCCTTTGACACTGGTAAGTTTGGTGAGCGTGTGAACTTTGTTCTACATGATACCACAGGTGTTCCATCTAATGGTGGATGTGCATTTGATGCTGCTAACGGTGCAGAAGCAAAGGCATGTAACAAGGCACAGACATATGTGTGTCCTGATTGTGGTTCTAAGAACAACTATTATGCTCATGAGTGTCACAAGTGTGGTAGCACTGAGCGTAGAGACCCTAATGATACTCGTTGGGGTATTGATACTGAAGCACATTTCAAGTATGTTGATCAAATGCCATACTACTGCTTCACTATCATCACTCCTTTAAATCGTAGTGTAGAGAATCCTAAGTTTAACATACAAGTCTATCGTATTGACACTAAGAATAAGTTTTTTAATGATATGCTTTGCTATCAGTTAGAGCATGGTAAGAAAGCACATAAGAACTTTATGCCACTTGGTCGTGATTTCTACATGTCATCACCTAAAATGCTAGTGGATTGTAATGTTTCTCTCAGTGATGAAGTTGATGTTGAGTTCAAGGAGTTCAATACTGATGGACGTGAGATAGAAACCATACCTCTTAGTTTGTTTACGAAATCAGAACAAGAGCAGTTGCAATCTGTCGATGGATCATGTATAATAACTGAAGCAGTTAATGTCATAGGAGTCAAGAAATCTACCCATGGCAAAGAACGTGGAACTCTCAACCGTAACAACAGGAGGTAAACTATCTCATCTGAAACATTATTAAAGATACTCAAGATTGTCACTGTACAAAAGGTTGAGTATCCGCCTATTCGTAGGCACTACAGGTCACATTTATACGGATGATATGAACTGTTGGCACTGTCAAACTGAACTTATCTGGGGAGGAGATCATGACCTTGATGACCCAGAGTATGATATAGTTACTAACTTATCATGTCCACAGTGTAATTCTTATGTGGAGGTATACCATGTACGAACTGACTGAGGAAGAGTGGGAGTGTGTAAGGGTATGTGTTGCTAATGCACCCATACCTTATGACATAACCAAAAAGAAAATACCTGCTGATATCTTATCTAAGATAGGAGAACCAACAAGGATAAAACACGAGGGAATTGCCAAGGTTAAATATGATTTGACACCCTTTGGAATTGAACCTGACGATTAATGGCTATTACACAAGAACAAGCAGATAAGATTGTTGCAATAAACAATCTGATAGATGTTATCAAATACCTTGATGCTGATGTAACACACTTAAGAGTAAAGAACAGTTATGGGAAAAAAGAACAACAAGTCATTCTCACATGGGAAGACGGACAAAAAGAAATTGCCGACGCAATTTTCATGTACAAGCGAAACACCTTACGACAGGCATAGGTACAAAATGGTATTCACTGGTGCAGATCCTGTTATCTTAGATGATTGGGAACAAGTAAACTTACTTTGGTTCCAGACTCCACCATTATTCAAATCGCACATTGAAGTTTTAGACAAATGAGAAATCAAATTATTTCAGCACTCCTTGCTCATGCTCAAGGAGACATTCAAAAGCATAAAATGAATGTAGAAGTGTATTTAAGTAATCCTGTTGGTATTGGTGAGCATCCTGATGTAATGGAAGCAATAGAACAGGAACTAAACATGATCGCCAAGTATGAAGATCAGGTATCAGTGATCAAAAAACACTTTTTAATCAAGGATTAAGGATGAAAGATACAATCTTATTTGGAGACTGTCGTGAAACACTTAAGAATCTAACAAATTCAAGTGCTCGCATGTGTGTTACATCCCCACCATATTATGGTCTAAGGGACTATGGAGGAGAGAAAAACCAAATAGGGCAAGAAGAGTCACCAGAAGAGTATGTAAAACAAATGGTGGAGGTATTCCGACTAGTACGTGATGTATTAACTGATGATGGTACACTATGGTTGAATATTGGTGACTCATATTATAATTACAGATCTGATGGTAACTATCCAAAACAGACAGTATCAAAAACAAGACAGGATTTACCACAGAGTACACCAGTAAGAGGTAATAAGTTAAAAGGATTAAAGAGTAAGGATTTAATCGGTATCCCTTGGATGTTAGCATTTGCATTGAGAGCAGACGGATGGTATCTGAGACAGGATATAATATGGCATAAACCAAATCCAATGCCAGAGTCAGTACAAGATAGGTGTACAAAAGCACATGAGTACATATTTTTATTAAGTAAAAGCAAAAACTATTTCTATGATAATGAAGCAATCAAAGAACCAGCAAAAGATTGGGGAACAAGAGATCGCACAAATGGCAAGTACCACAATCCTGGTAGTGGCTTGGCTCCTCATAGTGGGCTTACCAAGTCTTATGCTACAAAAAACAAACGGTCTGTTTGGTCAGTAACAAAGAAACCTTATAAAGGAGCACACTTCGCTGTATTTCCACCTGAACTAATTGAACCATGCATACTAGCAGGTAGTGAAGTTGGAGATACAATCCTTGATCCATTCATGGGATCAGGAACAAGTGCGATGGTTGCGAAGTCACTAGGCAGATATTATACTGGATGTGAACTCCATGAAGAGTATGGTAACCTAATTCAAGAAAGAATACAAGATTATCACCCAGTTAATGAAGTGGCACAAGAACCTACCATTAACATCCTAGACTTGATACAATAAAGATAAGTAAAACAAAGAAACATGCAATCATTCAATTCAGTCATTCCAACATATGACTTCCCACAAAGTCCAATTCTCATTATTGGATTCTTTGGTATCATCACAGCACTAGCAGTATTGTATGTTGCCAACAGAAAATACTTCAGTTCACCATTCAACGAGGATAACAACTAATGGCAAGAATGAAACAACTACTCCATGACATGGAATCTTTCCGTTATTCACCTCAGTTCAAACAAACTGTTGATGATATGATGACCACAGGTGGATACACCTATGAACAAATCGCATCAAAAGTAGAAATTACTGTTGATGAATTACACCACTATCTTTCCCTTGCTACATAAATTATTATGAAAGTTAAAGTCACACTTTTTAAAGCAGGTACTATCTTTGAAGAGAGAGTAATTGCTAGAGATTATCAGGATGCAAAACAAGTTGCACTTGCTCGTAACCCTGGTGCCACCGTTACTGGAGTGACTGCCGTATTTGACTAATGAGCAGTAAAATCAAAGTATCTGGTAGATATGTTGATCAGTTTGAGGTCTACACCATGACCCTGACTGATCAACATTTGTCTGTAAATTTTAGTATGACTCAAGAGGATTTACTTGAAGTCAAAGCAGCGATTGATTCTATGTTATTAGAGAATGAATCACTTGACATGATGCAACAACTGAGGGAACTAACACAAAATGATTGATGAGCAAAAGCAACCAATTAGTAAAGAGTTTTGGGGCAAGGATAATCCAATAAGACAGAGATTTGAACCCATCCATGCATTCAGTGTGCCTCACATGGTATTTCCGATGGAAGATTTTGTGAAGAGATCAGACGAGTTGCAACAATTGATGGGAGATAAGTTAGAACTACAGAGTAATACTGATTATAATACTCCCACTGATTTCTATAATCAGGATGAAGATTATTATGACTGGAAAAATAAGTTATTTACTAACTTCTTTGCCAAGGAGATAGAACTAATATCCAAGGCATTCTTTGACTACATGGTTGATACCTATGAAAACTCAAAAGGACACATACAAGACTATCCTTATGAAGGTGGAGACACAGTGTATGATGAAGAGACACATGGTATGGTAGTTACAAGTGCATGGATTGAACAGGCACAGACTTTTCATCAACATTTACCACATGATCACGGACATGAAGCATTCTCATGTATTTTATACGCAGGATATGATGAAGACTCCCATGAACCAGTAGCAATTATATCTCCTTATAAGTCTCCTGATGGTATGACATTTCATTATCATCCTCATGTCAAAGAAGGTGATATTGTGGTGATTCCTGGTAATGTATTACACTACACAACTCAGAATAGAAGTGTAAAACCCAGAACAGTCATTGTGTTTAATTTAATGTTCAAGGCATATGTAAAAGACTTTGCAAGGGCAATGCCTGATGAATAATTACAGTTATGTTCCCAAGGTCAATGACTATGTAAGATGGACTACTGCCCTCGGTATGGTACATGAGGGATGGGTATATTATAAAGGAAAACCAGATGATAATGAGAAGAGAATTAAAAATTCATGGGTTCCAGTATCAAACTACATCACAATTGAGATAGCAACAAAACCAAGACCACAGTGTGATCTATCGACATTCTTTCATAAACGTATCCATGTTTGTCTTTGTTGTTATGAGGATAACTGGCATGAATTAGAATATATTAAGAGAAGAGTAAGCAAGCAAGATGACACTAACCCTGATGAACTGAGTTATGGTGCATATAAGTCACAACAACACAGATATTTGGATCCACAATGATGCTAAATACAAAGTAGCATGTTATAAAAAGGTCAAGTGCCATTATTTCTTGATAGATTTAAAGACAGTAATAAAGTAGGAACCATCATGCCATGGCCGAATAGGGAAACTGGTGCCCCAAGTGGATGGTTGTTATGTGATGGGAGTGAGTATCCTGGTCCTAGTGCCAGTGGTGGTGATGTGTATTGGCAATTGTATCAGGAAATTGGTACTACATACAATACTGGTGGGGAAACATCTAATTATTTCAGAGTTCCTAATCTACAAAATAGATTACTGGGACGTGGTGCAGCAATAGGAAACCAAGGTCAGACGTTTGGTAGTGATCCTGGTAATACAAATAATGCATCATTGAGTAATAGTCATCTACCTATTCATAACCATAGTGTTGGTTACAGTGGTAATACCAATACTTCTACCAACATGAACCGATCCAATAACCAATACAGGACAGGTAGTGGTAGTAGAAACTGGAAACAGTTTACAGGATTCAATAGAAGAAC